TAGAACGACCACAACTTGCCGAAGCCTGGATGGTTCAAAATTTGAAGTAGGCAAGGGACCGGTACCACCGATCCACTTAAATTGCAGATCAACAACGGTGGCGGTACTTGGCAGTGAGTTTGATTTTCTTAAAGAAGGTGCCACCCGGTCGGCTGAGTTTGGCCCGGTCAGCGCAAAGAAAACTTATTACTCCTGGTTAAAGGACCAACCAGCTTCTTTTCAAAAGGAGGTACTTGGACCGACAAGGGCCCGTCTTTTCCGGGATGGTGGCTTGAGTGCTGAGAAGTTTTCTGAATTAAACTTAGGCAGAACTTTCCAACCTTTGACCCTTGATGAGATGCGTTTGAAAGATCCAAAGGCATTTAAAAGAGCAGGGATTTAATTACTTGCATAGAAACCAGTTTTTGTACACTTTTGTTTCAAACCGGGATTTGTAATCCCTGAAAAGATCGAAACTTATGAAATACAAACTAACATCGGAAGAGCATTCGGCCCTAGAGGAATCAAACAAGGGTCTTTATTCGGAGCAAAATGATTCATTTGTTCTCCAAGTCGAAGGACTAGAGGACCACTTTGTTTCAAAAGAAAAGAAGGAGATCGTTGAAGCGCATCGTAAAAATGCCGAAAGCAGACTCCAGGAGGCTGAGGCTCGGGAAATCAAACTGCTAAAGGATATTGAGAAGTCCAAGGGTGGCAAAGATGAGATTGAGCAAATCCGGAATCAACATATCAGCGAGCTAGATAAGATCCGCGCTGAGTATGAAGAAAAGGAAAATCTCAGTAAACAAGAATCATATAAGAGTATGGTTGAGCTTGAATCGGAGAAATTTGCCCAAGAGCATTTCATCGTTCCTTCAGCAATCCGCCGTCTTTTCTCTGACCGTTTGGCGGTTGAGGAAGTAAACGGCCAGCCGGTAATCCGCACAAAAGAATTGGACGGTGCACCTTCGATTAAATCTGTTGAAGATTTGAAGAAAGAATTTCTTGATAATAAAGAGTTTTCCCCTATTATCAAAGCATCCTTGGGTTCTGGCAGCGGTGCTGAAAAGAGCGAAAGAGGAGGAAATTTCAGCGGTGCTGGGAAGGAAATCGACGTTCTAACTGCAAGTCCAAAAGACTTGGTGAAGGCAATCAGCCAAAGAGCCAAGTAAGTTGGAGTTGCTCTAATTAACAAACAAACCGTAAATTATTATGTCTCTACAAGTATTCAATGAATATCTTAACACATCCCGCACAGAGGTTGTTGCCCAAGCTGTTGATAAATTCAACGCCGCTTCCAATGGTACACTGACCCTCTCCGCTGGAGCTAACCAAGGCGACTACAATGTAGAAGCCTTCTATACCGCTATTGGTGACCTAGTTCGCCGCCGTAACCAGTATGGTTCGGGTGCAGTTACTGCTGCTGATATTGCACAGCTCAATGAGAGCTCTGTCAAGGTCGGTGCCGGTACTCCCCCAATCAACCACCCACCAAGCTGGTGGACTTGGATGCAGAAGAGCCCAGAAGAAGCTGGTGTTATTCTTGGCCGCCAACTCGGTGTTGCACAGACACAGGACTTGCTTAATACAGCAATTTCCGGTGCCGCTGCTGCTATCCAAGGTGTTGGAGCTAGTGTTGTCTATGATGGCACCGCAGCAACTGCTAGTCTTTCTAACCTGTCGAAAGCAAGCGCACTCTTCGGAGATCGCTCTCAAGCTCTTGGCGGTTGGATCATGCACAGTAAGGTCTTCCACGACCTTGAGCAAGCTGGTCTTGTTAACACCTCTCGTTTGTTCACATTCGAGAATGTCAGCATCATGCAGGATGCATCCGGCCGTCCGTTCGTCGTAACTGACAGCCCAAGCCTACTGCTTGCAACTCCTGACCCAGATGAGTACCTGACAATGGGTCTCGTACGTGGTGCAGTAAACGTTGAGATGAATGGTGATTTCACCGATAACGTACAAGTTATCAATGGTGATGAAAATCTCCTTCGTACTTACCAAGCTGAGTGGTCTTACAACCTCGGAATCAAGGGTTTCGAGTGGGACCAAGCAAACGGTGGCAAATCGCCTACAAATGCTGCTATTGGCGCGACAGCCAACTGGGACAAGACCGCAACAGATATCAAGGACACAGCAGGTGTGATCTTGAAGTCTCTGTAGTATCCTCAGTAAATAAAGTCTTGAAAGACACGAGCCCCACCAGTTATTAATTGGTGGGGCTTTTCTTTTCCCAAATACAAAATAAACCATGAAAAAAACAACCAAAAAAATACTATACTTTATCAGCGGTCCCGCCCCAAGCGGTGGTCAGATCAAACAGGCAATGGAACTCGGTGCTTCCTTTAGGAATGCCACCCTTGTAGGTGAAAATGAATGCATTGAAAAATGTGATGCCGTTTGCGGTGAGGTACCAAAGCAATATCAAGGTTTCCCAATTGCCGATCTTGAGACTAAGCCGGAGCCAGAGCAGCTAACTGAGGCGGAAGAATTAAAAAAAGCCTTAACAGAAAAAGGGATAGCTTTTAAAAATAACAACTCGGTTAAGACCCTTAAAACGCTTTTAGCGGAAGGGATGCTAGAACAATCTTAATTGCTTGCCATCGGGAGACTACTATGTTTCCTTGTTGGTATGGCTATTATAGTTGAAGATGGTACCGGTCTGGCAAATGCTAATTCCTTTGTTACTGTTGCCGAGGCACGGGCCTACGCAACCGACAGAGGGATTACCTTGCCGGCGGCGGATGCTGATGTTGCGAAGTCGCTTATTAAAGCGGGTGACTACCTGTTCCGTTATGAAAAGAACCTGAAGGGTTCGAGAGCGACCACAACACAGCGTCTGCCTTACCCAAGGTACCCGGTTAACGTGTTCGGCACCCTAATCCTAAAGACAGACATACCAAGCCAGCTTAAAGAGGCCCAGATCGAACTAGGCATTGAGTCATCGGCGGGAGTGGCGTTACGACCAAATGGTTCTGGCCGCGAAGTCCTAATGGAGAAGGTTGGGCCAATCAGCACACAGTATTCCGAAACTGGCAGTGGATCAAACACCCCAACTTTTTACAAGGTCCTTGATCTTCTTTCACCTCTCTTAAAATCTGCCAGTGGTTCCTTTATGGAGGTAGTAAGGGGATAGTATGGCTTTTGAATACAGTACCATGCAAGCCACGGCCGAAAGGCTGCTGTCGAACTATGGAGAGCAAATAGAGTTCCGTACTGACATACAGGAAAGCTATGACCCAGTATCTGGTGTAGAGCAACTTGAGTATGTAAAGTCTTATCGGACCGGAGTATGTCTGCCATCTGTTGAGAGCGGTATGAAGTTCTTTGATGAGGCGTTTATGGCAGGTTTGGTCTTAGGTAAGACAAAGGTATTCATTGTTTCGGGGATCGGTCAGGATTTTGACCCAAAGATTGGGGACCAGATATTCTATGACGGGAAGCTTTGGGATGTGGGCACTGAGGATATTAACACCGGGGTCATGCCATTTAGACCGGTCGCAAGTTCCAACATAATTTTCACAGTTGGATGCAGACTGTCCGGTAAAGATCCGGAAGCGGGAACGGACATTGGCCTCTTGTCAGAATTATCTTTCCAAGAAAACAGACTTCGAGTTTTTGTTAATGAAACTTTCTACGAGGATCTCCAGGGTGTGTAATGCAAAAATTTGATGTACAGATGAGTAAGTGGTGTACTAAGTCCACCAAGGAGATTCATGACTTACTATCAGGAGTCATTTTGGAATTGTTTTCGGCCATCATAAAAGATACACCAGTTTTGGATGGCTATCTAAGGGGTAATTGGCTGGTATCTTCAATGGCACCTAGGTTTGGCGTTTTAGATGTAAAGGACCCAGGCGGGAACAAGGCCACGTATAATATCGGGAATTTGGTAGGCTCACTACCTCTTGGTAAAGATGTTGAGGTTTACATGACAAACAGTCTCCCATATGCTTACAAAATTGAATATCTTGGCCACTCTAAGATCAAGGCCCCTGACGGAATGGTTAGAAAGAATTTTACAAGGATAACACAGTTGTTGAAAGCTAGGACTTCTTAATATTTAATACTTAAGTAATGAGCATATCAAATATCAGAAAAGCCTTTGTAACTGAGGTAAAAAGCACTTTAGATGGTTTGGGATTTGGTGGTAAAATCAAATGGGAAAACCGCGACTTTGACCCAACTGGTTCGCCTGAATGGGCCGGTTTCCAATTTGTATCGGCTGAGCCCTTCGTTGTCACGCTTGGCCAAGGAGGCGATGATAGGCTAACCGGGTATGTACAAATTGACCTGAACACTACTCAGGACTCCGGCGATGGTGCCATGGATGTTTGGATTGATGCTTTTAGACAACAGTTCCCGGCGGGGAAACCTTTGACCTATGGGAATAGCTCCGCTTTAGTCTTGAACACCGGGGTTAATTCAGGGACAATGTTTGACAATTGGTTTAGAAAATCTATAACAATAACATACAGGGCTGATCTGCCCAGGGCTTTAATCTAAAAATAATAAAAATATCATGGCTGATTCATCTCGTCACAATCTATTCTTCGTTCCGGAAACAACTTATGGTGTAACACCAGCGGTTGACCCATCGTTTGCCGATGTACGCCATACTGGCACCACCCTGGCAATCACTAAAGAATCCTTTCAATCGGAAGAGCTACATGCCGACCGACAGATCCGAGACTTCCGCCATGGTGTTC